TAAGAAAGTGGCGGAGGCTACATGGCAACGCGAAGCACGAAAATGGGATGGCGTAGGTATATTAAGGATATCTACTGTATTAGGCAGCCTGAAAAAGCGTATTAAGGCGTTAAACACACCTGCCGACATCTACATCATTAATCGCGAGAATGTAACGTGGTTAGTTGATTACTACAAGAATGCATGGCCGTTTGACATGGTAGTTGTGGATGAATCTAGTTCCTTTAAAAACCACACGGCTAAGCGTTTTAAGTCATTAGCCTATATGCATAATCACATCAAGCGCATGGTGTTGTTAACAGGTACGCCAGCCCCTAACGGATTAATCGACCTATGGGCGCAAGTGTATTTATTAGACCGCGGCGAGTCGTTAGGAAAAACGTACACAGGATTTAGAGATTATTATTTCGAGCCCGATCAGAGGTCCCGCGAAATGGTGTACTCCTATAAACCTAAATCCGATTCAAATGACAGTATCATGGCGGCAATATCTGGGTTATGCATATCCATGAAAGCTGATGACTATTTGGAATTACCTCCAGTCATCAACGATATTAAATATGTGCAGTTAGATTCAAAAGCTAAAAAGGCATACGAAGATATGGAGCGCACATCTGTATTAGAGTTGATTGAAGCCGGCGAAGATATCACAGCTTTGAGTGCAGCAGCATTATCTACAAAGCTACAACAGTTAGCGAATGGCGCCGTATATGATGGCGATAGGAATGTTCACGAGATACATGGCTGTAAAATTGAGGCTTTTATGGAACTTGTAGAACAGTTGAACGGCAAGCCTGCATTAGTGTTTTACAATTTTAAACATGACTGTGAACGACTAAAAGCAGCATTAGCTAAGACTAAACTACGTGTCCGTGAGTTAAAGGGTGCCGATGATGAGATAGCGTGGAATGCTGGAGAGATTGATATTCTATTAGCACATCCGGCTAGTACGGCATACGGGCTTAACTTACAGGACGGCGGTAACCACGTAATATGGTTCGGGTTAAACTGGAGTCTTGAGTTATATCAACAAGCTAATAAGCGGTTACATCGCCAAGGTCAAATGGAGAAGGTAATTATCCATCATCTAATATGTGAGGGAACTCGAGATGAGGATATGATGGACGCACTAGCGCAAAAGGACCGGGCGCAGGAATATGTGCTGCAAAGTTTAAAAGCGAGAATTGATAAATACAGAAAGGATGATTAATATGGATCATTTTATAATGGCGGGATTATTCGGAGCTATTGTAATAATAGTGTGTTACACGACTATTCAAGTTATAGATATTGTTGATAAACGAAAATACAAGACTGTGTACGGGTTAACCCCAGGTAGATTGTATGAGCAACCAAATAATCCCCCGCCGCCACCTACTAGGCTATCAGCTAGTGAAGAGCTAAGTCGTTACATAGCGAATGAAGAATTGAGACGTTTCGGAGAAGCAACGAATCGATTTGGTATAAATATGGGAAGAAATATACTAGATAGACCTCATAGACCTTCCAGACCTCCTGAACCTCCTAGACGCATAGATAAGCAATGTGATGATATCAACCATCCTAGTCATTATACACAAGGCGATATCGAGGTTATCGATTACATCGAAGACAAGAAACTAGGATATCGATTAGGTAATGTTGTGAAGTATGTATCCAGAGCTGGGCATAAGGATGATGCTATTAAGGATTTGAAAAAAGCCCGTTGGTATTTAAATCGGGAAATTGCAAAGAGGGAAGAGCATGACAAAAGTCGAGCGTCTACTAATTAACAAAGGGCACTATCTAGATGACACGTATCAACTTGTCATGGATATAGTTAAGGTTGTAGATAATCTCAAAGATAATGTTGCCGAGAGATTAGATGATGACCTGAGTGATGATGCATACGCCATGTGTGAGGAGATGTTCACTGCTGTCGAGCAATGCAAAGCAGACATGGTAGAAGCCATTGAGGATATTGTCGAACGTATGGAGGTAAAGGATGCAAAAGCGGATACATTGACGGATTACTACGAGCACAGATGATTATCAGTAAATATGGAGATTATCGAGTATGATGGCTAAGGAAGAACTACAAGCTGTCCGCCATACTGAGCAGCGAATGCGTGCGATAGAGATTCAGCTAGGTGCGATTAACCGAGATTTACATTCAGAAGCTATACAGATATGTGAATCGGGAGATGCTATGCCACGAATTAGTAAGCACTTACAAGAATGTAGGGAGGAACTGAACAGAGAATGGGATGAGTTGATTGATTCTCGAAACAAGGTCAAGCAAGTCATCAACCAAATAGCTGACGGACAATATAGGGATGTATTGAATCTCAGATATATTAATGCATTGCCATGGGAGCAGATAGCTGTCGAGTTAGGGTATTCGTGGCGACAAGTTCACAGACTTCACAAGAAAGCAATCGCTGAATTTGAAAAGATGGCATAGAATGGCACACTCTTAATTTAATATAATGTAAGTGTAGTAGATAGCAGGCAGTGTCTGGCCCGCACAATATGTCTGCCTGCTGCACTGCCCCGGGGTAGACCTTACTTAGTTGAGGTCTACCCTTTTTTATTGAGTATCAATGATAACTCCTAATTGAGAAAATGAAAATTTGGAAAAGGTACTCCGCGGGCGAAAAATG